CCTCAACACCGAACACATGATGGAGCAGATCAATGGCAAAGGAACTAACACCGAAACAAGCTCACTTCGCGAGATGCGTGGCACAGGGCATGACGCAAGCTGATGCGTACAGAGAAGCATACGATCCAAAGCAGAGCACAGCGGCAACGATTCACACACTAGCGAGCAGGGTGATGTCGAGGGTCGAGGTAAGGGCAAGGGTAGATGCGCTGATAAAGGCTAGGGAGCGTGCTGTTGTAGCTTCTGCGCTCTCAGACAGAGACAAAGTTCTGGGCAAGCTTAGGTCGTGGCTCGAGGGCACAGAGAAAACAGACAGCAATCTTCTTCGTGCCGCTGAACTTCTGGGCAGGTCGTCCGGTCTATTCGCCACCGACATCAACGTGACTACGCGAGAGCGCGATTCGAGTGCAGTAGCGGCTGAGATCGAGCAGAGGTTAGCGGCTCTAATAGGTAGCACTGCTGATGCTCCAGAGGATGCTGATGCAGGCGGCTCGATCCACTAGCGCCTGTGCCCACATCTGGGGGTGTACCACCCGTCCGGTCGTGTACCCCCACCCCCCCTGATCGTGCCACCCGCGTACATATCTATATACATAGTGATTCGCTCAAATAATTACCCTACTTTCAATAATTACCCACTATTACCTTTTAGCTGTCACCCTTTTATTCCTAGGAATAGGCCTAGGAATCCTAGTGCCCCATATAATTTTCTAAAAATTTGCACTTTTTTTGGTAATTTTCCGCAGTGTAATTCTCTATGGTCACCCCTTTTTTTCTAGGAAAGTGCCAAGGAATCATAGGCTTACAAAAAATTTTAAAAAAAATTCCTGTAAGGTATTGACAATTAGTCAATGGGCAAATAAAGTTATAATCATGCCTGTATCTATATCTAGGAATATTCCTAGTCTAGGCTTGCCTAGATAAGTGTATTCCTATACCCCCCTTTAAGGGGGGGGGTAGGATGGCATAAAGTAACTGGTAGTCTTCCTAGTTACTAGAAGGATTCCTAGTTACTAGGAATATTCCTAGTACCTAGGATAGGCAGATTAAAAGGTACCCCTATGCCTGTGTTAGACAGGATCGATCCTAAGTTACTCAAGAACATCAAGTCTTTGCCTATAGAAGAGCAGGCGGAGATACTAACCCTAATAGAAGAACTTGAAGAAGCCGAGAAGAAAGAACTTGCTCGGAAGGACTTCATGGGTTTTGTTAACTTGGTTTGGCCTGCGTTTATTGCTGGAAGACATCATGCGATTATGGCAAATGCCTTTGAGAGGGTTGCGAGGGGTGAGTTAAAGCGGCTAATCATTAACATGCCGCCTCGTCATACTAAGTCTGAGTTTGCATCATTTTTGTTGCCAGCTTGGTTTCTTGGTAACTACCCTGAAAAGAAAATCATTCAGACGGCACACACCGCTGAATTATCTGTTGGTTTTGGCAGAAAGGTTCGTAACCTTGTAGACAGTGATGATTACAAGGAAGTATTCCCCGATCTGGCATTACGGTCTGACTCAAAAGCAGCGGGTCGTTGGAGTACCAACAAGAACGGCGAATACTTCGCTATTGGTGTTGGCGGTGCTGTAACAGGTAAGGGTGCAGACCTACTGATTATCGATGACCCTCATTCAGAGCAAGAGGGTCAAAGCGCAGACCCGGGTGTATTTGACCGTGTATACGAATGGTATACCTCTGGTCCTCGACAGCGTTTACAGCCCGGCGGGTCTATCATTGTAGTAATGACCCGATGGCACAAAAGAGATTTAACAGGGCAGATATTAAAATCATCCATTCAAAGAGTTGGCTCGGATGAATGGGAGGTTATCGAGTTCCCGGCATTGATGCCATCAGATGAACCCCTGTGGCCTGAGTTCTGGCCAAAAGAAGAATTGCTTGCATTAAGAAACGAACTTCCATCTCCAAAATGGAACGCCCAGTATCAGCAGAACCCAACATCGGAAGAGGGCGCTCTGGTTAAACGGGAATGGTGGAAGGAATGGGAATCGGACAAACCCCCGACTTGTGAGTTTATTATCCAGTCATGGGACACCGCATTCCTTAAAACACAAAGAGCTGACTACTCTGCCTGTACAACATGGGGTGTATTTTATGCACCAGATGACACAGGCAACCTGCAGGCGAACATTATTCTTCTGGACGCACACAAAGAGCGGCTGGAGTTTCCAGAGCTTAAGAAGAAGGCCCATGAGTTCTGGTTAGACTGGCAGCCTGATGCGTTTATTGTTGAAGCCAAGGCAGCGGGTATGCCGTTGATCTTTGAGCTTAGAGCGATGGGTATCCCGGTGTCAGAGTACACCCCCTCTCGCGGCAACGACAAAATAGCCCGAGTTAATGCTGTTGCAGATCTATTTGCCTCTGGCAAGGTTTGGGCACCCAAGATGAGGTTTGCAGAAGAAGTTATTGAAGAGTTTGCATCTTTCCCTGCAGGAGAGCATGATGACTTGGTTGACTCATCAACCCAAGCGCTGCTACGGTTTAGACAAGGCGGATTCCTAAGACTGGATTCCGATGAAGAAGAAGAACCGTTTTACGGGCAAAAAGTAGAATATTACTGATGGCTTATCTGCAAAGTAACATACCGCATTTTAAATGCTGGGTTAGAAAAGAATACACCCACAACCACAGTAAGTATCATGGCGAGTTTATCCATGCTATTGCGGTTGCGGTAACAACAATGCCAACCCGGTGCCTAAGCTTTCAGGTAATATTTACTGGGGCAGAAACATACGACACCGATGAGCCAAACGTTCATGGCGGGGCAATGTGGGCAAGAATGCCAATCACAGCATTGGTTGCAGACACACCGCTTGATGAATGGCCAGATCCAATGCCTGTGTGGGCAGCCCAGCCTTGGGACTGTAGCTCATACAACCATGCGGTTTACAAGATTGACAGGGCAACACCATGCCCTTGGCTTGCCAAAATTGATGGCAAGTTCTACCCAGCAAAGTATTACTTCACCGTAGACTATGCAGAAAACGAAATAGCTGACGACCCAGCTCAACACAAGCAAAGCCACATCTTAGAGCTTCTTGATGCTGGCCCTTGGACAGGGAACATTGTTGCCCTTCCAAACAATCGAGTTAGGGTAACCCACCCGGCTTGGTTTGAGACCGGAGAGGGAGCGCCAGACTTCAGGCCATCCCAGCACATTCACTACAGCAAGTCAGACTTAGACTACACCCTAGATGTAAACCAAGTCTTTGATAATCTATATGCAGGAGATGGCAATGAAGATGAAGAGTAAAGGCTACATGGCCGGTGGCAAAACCAAGGGCTACAAGGCTGGCGGTAAAATGAAAATGGTAGAGAAGGACGGAAAACAAGTTCCATTCTTCGCGGCTGACGGCCAAGGTAAGATGGCCAAAGGCGGCAAGGTTCCAACAACCAAAGGCTACTTCCGTGGCGGCAAGGTAATGGGATCTAAGGGTATGGCCAAAGGCGGCAAAATGATGTCATCTAAAGGCATGGCTAAGGGTGGCAAGGTAATGAACACCAAAGGTATGGCAAAAGGCGGAGTTGTTAGAGGCTCTGGCGCAGCACGAAAGCAAAACTTTACTAGGAACGGATAATGGCTATTGACCGTCCCTTGCGGACAGAGATCCAAGACCAAGACGAATCAGCTTTAGAAATTGAAGTTGTTAACCCCGAGGCGGTTTCAATAGAGACCGAGGACGGCGGCGTTCTTATTGACTTTGGCGATAGCTTAGAGTCTGAGTTGTCTGAGGATCACAACGCAAACCTAGCAGATTTCATTGATGAAAAAGATCTAACAAGTATCTGTCTTGATTTGGTTAGCTCGTACCGAGCAGACAAAGAAAGCAGATCGGACTGGGAGCGGTCATATGTTAAAGGGCTAGATCTTCTTGGTTTAAAAAACGAAGACAGAACCCAGCCTTGGGACGGAGCTTGTGGTGTGTTTCACCCCCTGCTAACAGAATCTGTTATAAAGTTTCAGTCTCAATCAATTCAGGAAATCTTTCCTGCCAGAGGCCCGGTTAAAACGGCTATTGTTGGCAAGATTGATGAAAAGAAAACAAAGCAAGCAGAGCGAGTTCAAAACTACTTAAACTACTTGCTTACAGAAAAAATGACAGAGTATCGTTCAGAGACAGAAAAGATGCTCTTCTCTCTGCCATTGGCTGGTAGCGCTTTTAGAAAAGTGTATTTTGATCCCAGTTTGGGACGACCTTGTAGTATGTTTGTCCCAGCTGAAGACTTTGTTGTCAGCTACGGTGCATCGGATTTAACAACATGCGAGCGGGCAACGCATGTTATGAAGAAGAGCAGCAACGATATTCGTAAGCTTCAGGTGTCTGGGTTCTATCGAGACGTTGAATTACCTGCGGCATCTTCTAACACTGATGAGATCGAGCGCAAATACAACGAGCTAACGGGTGACTCAGCCAGTTATGACTACGATTCTCGGCACTCAATCCTCGAGATGCATGTTAATTTAGACTTGCCGGGCTTTGAAGACATGGAAGATGGAGAGCCTACTGGCATCAATCTTCCCTATGTGGTGGCTATAGATCAA